TTTTCAATCGTCTGCAACCAGAGATTGTCAAGGTCAATGAAATATGCGTGTGAAGCAGGGCAGTTGTCATCGAACAACACAGGCATTGTCGCATACGCTAAATGCTGAAAACCACTGTCGGCGAGTTCAGTCGTAACATAGCGGATATTTCCTACCATCGCTAACGTGTACAACATATAAATCGCTTTTGTGGTCACGATTGCACGCGGACCCTCGTTACCGAACGTCGTATTGCAGGTAGTCGTATCAAATGATATAATACCTGCATTGCTGGTATTAAATGCTGCAACCGCGGTGGGGTAGGCATAATTCCGCCAGTAATCATTCCCGCTGGCACTTGCATCAATACCACCGACATCAGTTTGAGCACCAGGTGTATCGTTGATTAAAAACTGCAAACCGTCAAAATCATTCGCTAATCCACCCGTGGAAAATAATTGGGTAGCAAGTAGTTGTGACATTGAACGTTCTGCTGCCAATCTCACCGTCTCCGCTTCATCAAGTATCTTGGTCTTGTCTCCAGCATTGCACGCTTCGTCAAAAGTAGAAAGCACTAATGAACCAGCAGCAATCTTGATGGGATATTCCGCACGAGTATAGTCATCCATAATCGGCGTATCTATCGAGTCAAGTTTGGAGTACATTTTGAAACTTGAGTTCGCTTTATACCATATGGGGTGAGTAAATGCACGCCCACCTGGACGTACTTTGATATTGTCGCGTTTCTTCAACATCCACAGCAAAGCGTTGTTGGTAGAAACGGCGTCAAATATCTCCGTCCCCATATCTTGGAGAGTTTTGGTGATAATGGCGGTGTAATTCGTATTTCCAGATGCCATTTAATTCTCCATTATGATAGTTCACCACGCATAGCGGCGTTCCAATTTGCCTCAAACTTTTCCCTCCAAGATTGTTTCGCGGGAGGAGTTTTTATCGAATTGGAGGTTTCCACATTTGCCTGCTTTTTGGTGTCTATCTTTTGTTTAACTTCTTTTTTTACCTGTTGTTTTGCTGCCTCAACAACATTTCTTGTTTTAGTCGGTCCCATAACTGACCAATACGCATCGTCAGGGGTATACCCCATTTGTATCCTCTGTGCTACCGCCATTTCCTCTGGCGAACCAGATTTCACATCGGGGTGTTTCGACCTGAACTCCTCTACCTTTAAGCGAGCGAACTCACGTTTTCCCGCCTCAAGTAGTGGTACAACTTCCTGAAATTTCTGGTCTGCGATTACTTTTGCCCGTCTCTCGATTTTATCGTCTAAATAACGATTAAGCCGTTCTTCTTCGGGTGTCATATTCGCATACTGATTAGTTTCTGGTTGTTGTATGGTCTGTTGTGGTTCTAACCTTTTTTCAAGTTGTTGTTTGTACCAATTCTTTTCCTCAATCACATCTTTGAAGCGAGAATATGGTACGCGAGGTTCTTCCTGCTGTTGCTCTTGAGTTTCGTCTTGTTGCGCAGGTGGCGTCTGCGTCTCTTGAGTTTCAGTAGTTTCTACTGCCGCTTGTGCGGCTTCCTGTGCCTCGGACGAATTGGCTATCGCGTCCGTTAATGCAGGGGACGGGTTCTGCACTACATCCTTTTGTTCTTCCATTTGACACTCCTTTTACGTCTTAAAGTTGACGGGCTTTACGATGTCGCCATAAGGCGAATCGGTACTTCTTTTCTTCTTGGTCTTGCGAAACTCTCCGCGAAAGCGTCTTCGATTGTATATTCTTTTGTGTAATCTCTTTCCTCGTCGTTTTTGGGGTGGGAACCTCTTTTTCGTACTGAATACACAAGTAGTGAATATAAAGACGCAAGAAGTAGGTCTTCGCAGTTGCTTATTTTTCCTATTTCATTTTGTAATGCGTTTTCCAGGGACATTTTAATACCCCTTTACTGCACCGACTTTATGTGTACCTTTTATCGTGTCTTTATTCTGACTTTCGTAGAAAACTTTTGTACCCTTCTTTTTTCCGTATTGCTTACGCATCGAACGTAAAATCTTACTTCCCTTTTTCGTTAAAGGCATTTTATCCCCTCGACGGTTTCTCGCACGTATCGGGTATTCCCCGTTTCTTTTGTCCGCCCGTATCCATCTTTACGGAAGAAAATGCTTTCGGAGTACTCTTGGGGATAGTCACACCCTCGGTCGAACGACCAGGTTTACCCTCCCTTGTACCTTTAAATCCTGGATAATTTGCCATTTTATTCTCCTCTTTCATATCCCCATACAGTAATGCTGTACAGTTGGTTGTTTTCACGTTTATAATATCCTTCAAATGTTTTCATCTCTCACCTAAATTTCCACTCACGATATTCTTGCGAGTTTCCCATTAGTTTATCTTTGGTTAATGTTTTTTCACCTCTTTTTTCACGCTCATAATTTATCTCATCAACAAGTCTGTTCACTTCGTGTCTTTTACTCTCTGTAGGTACATTCTCACGAAGATTGTGTGCTTTTAAAAATTCCTCTTTTTGTTTCTTTGAATAAAAGACACGCCGTAATGATTTGTCAAAATATCCATTGTGCGATTTTTTTGGGAAATAGACATCCATTATGCGAGTGGTGCTCCGTTTCCTTTTTCGCCAGCCGCGGCGGACACAATGTCAGCCATATTGGGAGGCGGTTGCCTCAACATATTAGTTCTATTCATCGGTTGTCCTGGTTGTTGTGGCAACATTGGTTGTGGGGGTGCAATACGTTTTATAATACGACTTTGGTTTTTAAACATATTGGGAAATAACCCGAGATATTCCTTGAAAAGTTCTATCAATTCAATATCCCAACCCTGTGCTCGTATCGCCTGTAATGTTCCTGGTGCACCAAGTATAGTCGCCATATTCTCTATTTGCTTACGTAATATCGGCAAGTCTGGTTTCTCGGTGGAACCCACTTCTATATCAAAACGATACTCGCCTTTTATCAATTTCTTCGCCATCTCACTATCAATGTCTGGCATCCAGGAGTAAATCGGTTGTCCTGTCTGTTGGTCTATGCCTTCTTCGCCCGTAATAAGCGAAATATCCTCTAAATCAACAAATTGTCTTATAATCTGCCACAATTTACGTGCTTGACGTGAGGCAAACTCGCTTACCTGGTCGGTCTTGTCCGATAATCGCAGATTTTGTCCTGCCTGCCCTATCTGTGCCTCGGTTGCCGTCTGTGCCGACGTCATACCCATCAGTTGTGCCTTGGTAAGACCTGTTTCAAGCATAATGACCTCAAGTAACTTGTCTATCAAGGCTACTAAATCGGCTTTTAACTGTGTAAACGAACCCTCCCTTACCACATCATTGGGCGATTTGTTGGTATAGACGATAGAACCTATATCACCATCTCGCAATGCACGCTTTCCTTGTTCGGTAAGTGAGGTTTCATCGACAAAAATCTTGGGAACGTACTTATCAACCTGGTCTAAAATGTTTTCTAACGTCTGATTTATCCTGTCTTGCAGACCTTTTATGATTTCAAGGTCGCTTACGGGATATAAAGAGTGATTGTGTTTGTTAAAATAGAGGACTTCATACTGAAACCCGTCCATATCATAAACACTTTTCTCGTGTTTTAGTGCTGTATATTCCTGTTGGTCTTTCGCAAGGACTAAAATGTTTATACCGTCATCTGTTTTGTAGAGGATTTCATATAAATCAACCCACTTGAAGTCGTCTATGACCGTTGCAGGTATATCTTTCGGTAATCCTTCTTTTGACTCAACACCTTTTAAGTCTTTCGCGTTTTTGTATTGCTTTTTGACATCAGAAAGAAGTTTCGTCACTTTCTCGTAGACAAACCGAGCATTGTTTATATTTGTCGCCGAGGGGTCGATACCAAATTCAAACGGGTTTACCCATTTAACAAAAGGACTTTCGGCTCGTATATACTCGTTAAGGTCTACTATTTTTTCTTGTTCTTCTTCTTTTTTAGGTTTTTTAAGACCGAGTTTTTCGAGTAACGACTTTTCTTTTGCTTTTTCACGTTCCTTTTTCTCCTTTTCTACGTCTTGTTCATTTGGTATTGTACCAAACTTGGTAGTATATCCTAACTTACACACTCCCATAC